CGCGCGGCCAGCACCGAAGGCAGGGAAATTCGCGCGCGCGTCACGTTTCTCGATGGAACGCGCCGCGGCGTCGAGAGTGGTCAATGGAGGGAGGCCCTGATGAAGAAGCGCGTCTATCTGGTGATCGGCGTCGACAAGCGGGTCCGCGCGGCGGTCCGCCCGCAGATCCGGGAGGACGAGGTGGCCGTGGCCATCAACCTGGAGTTCCCGGACACCTGGGGCCGAGTCGTCGCCGCGCTGGACGTGACCGTGCCGGACTTCGTGCCGACCGAGTTCACAGTGGACTGACCTACTCCTCGACCAGATCCTCCCAGTCAATGCCGTGCTGGTGCAGGTAGTAGTCGAGTGTCCCGATCACGAGCTTGTCTTCCAGCAAGTGCTGGCCGTGGTAGAGCTGCGCCCACTGCATGCCGCGCTCTTTGATCACGACGACCCGCCACAGTCCGTCCCTGGACCGGAATGAGCCGAGCACCACCGCCACCACGGCGCCGAGGCTACCTCGGCCCCCACGACCATCTCGACTCCACGTACGTGTTTTCACTGCCGGCGTACGAGCCTGTATTTCATCAGTTCACGTACCCGGTCCGAGCCGATCCTTCCTATGGGCGTGCTTTCCAAAGTCCCGTCGGGGTCTCTTGCCAGCGCGGGAACCGCCGCAACGACGTCCTCCTCCATTGCCCTTGCGAGTGTCTTGTCGGCTTCAGTCAGCCGTTCGGACATCGAATCCGGCACTCCTCGGCGCCGCATGTCCTGACGCAAGTCCGCTTGCTGACGTTGCCATTTCATTGCGAGCTTCACTAGGCGCTCAAACAGCAGAACCCCTAGCGCGACCTCGCCCGGCACGGTCTGGCACAGACCCACTAGATCGAGTTCGAGCGGGCTGTTCATTCGCAGGCTCCGGAACGCCAGTCTCGCTTCACCACCATCCCGCGTATCCATGAATTTGTGCATCACCGAGAATTCGAGTTTGCTCACCTCTATTGCCGCCGCGTCGTTCAACAGGCCGCCCTGGCGGAGTATCTGTGGTTGTGGTTCAACGCTGGAAGCCACTGCCATAGCCAGGTCAATTCCGTATCGGTCGATTAGCAACTGGCCTGGCTGTGCATCTAAGCCGTCGTAAGTTGCGGCCCGCACCTTTGTCAGCAGGTCCCGATCCATGAGCCGCGCGCACGCCATCGAGAACTTCCAAGTTCCATTGAGGCGCTGGAGAAGGTCGGCGAGTTCCGTCACGGCCGTGTCGGCATCAAAGATGGCTGTGACCGCGATCAGGTTGTCCTGGCGGGCCTGGACATCGGAAGTCATGGCGCCGATCCAACCACACCGATCGATCACGGGCAGTCCGCCTATCGACGCTGCCGGGTTCAGACTTTCGGGAGATCACCCATGGCCCTAAGAGTGGTGCCGGTTGACGAGGGCGCCCGGCTCGACCCGCCGGAGTGGCTGACCAACGCGCAGAAGGTGATCTGGCTCAACACCCTGGACGAGCTGCGCCAGCTCGGCATCGCGGACACCGCGGACCGCGACGCGTTGGCCCAGTACGCGGTGGTGACCGAGCTGGCCCAGCGGTTGGCCCGCGCGGTGGCCTCGCTGGGCAGTTTCACCGCCTACAACGCGGCCGGGACCCCGGTCGCCCACCCATTGCTGGTCTCCCTGGACCGCGCGCAGGCCCGCGCCATGCGGTACGCGCGTGAGTTCGGCCTGACCCCGTCCGCCCGGGGCGCGCTGCACGCTGGCAAACAGGACACGGAGGCGGCCAATGCCAGTCCAGCCGCCTTCTACCGCACCGCCATGTGACTTCGGCGACTACGAGCGGTTCACCCAGCCGTGGGTACCGCCGTGCGACCAGGCCGGCGAGCACCTGTGCCCAGCTCGCGCGGTCGAGGTGGACGCGTTCTTCTCCCACGTCCTGGTCCACACCAAGGGCATCTACGCGCGTAAGCCGTTCACCCTCACGCCGTGGCAGCGCGACGAGATCATCGTTCCGCTGATCGCCAACGTGACGTGGTCGGCGCAGTACCGCAGATACGTACGGCGCTACCAGCAGGCGTGGATTGAGCTGGGTCGCAAGAACGGCAAGTCCGAGCTGCTGGCCGGCCTGGCGCTGTTCCTGATGCTGGATGACGGCGAGGAAGGCGCCCAAATCTACGGAGCGGCCCGCGACCGGGACCAGGCCCGGCTGATCTGGGATGTTGCCGCGCGGATGGTGCAACTGTCCCCGGTGCTGTCGGCCCGGCGCGGGTTGCGGATCTGGCGGCACGAGAAGCGCATCGGCGACGAGCGGCACGGCAGCTCCTACGTGACTGTGGCCCGGGACGCGCTGGGCAACCTCGGCTTCGACCCGCACGCGGTGTTGTTCGATGAGGTGATCGCCCAGCCGGACGACCGGCTGTGGAACACCATGCGCACCGCGGTGGGTTCCCGGGTGCAACCGTTGCTGGCGGCGGCAACAACTGCCGGGGATGACCCGTCGAGTTTCGCCGCGCTGGAACACAGCGAATGCACGCGGGTGGCCGAGGACCCGAACCGGGCGCGGCACCGGTTCGTCTACATCCGCAACACGCCGGTCAAGGCGGACCCGTGGGACGAGTCCAACTGGGGCCATGCCAACCCGGCGCTGGGTGACTTCCTGTCCATCGACGCGCTACGCCAGGAGGCGGTAGAAGCCCGCAACGATCCCACGAAGGAGAACGCCTTCCGGCAGTTTCGGCTCAACCAGTGGGTGTCGCAGGCGGTGCGGTGGATGCCGATGGTCACCTACCGGTCCTGCACCGGCGACCTGTGGCCCCGGGCCGACTGGAATCCGCACGCGCTGGCCGGTCGGGACGTCTGGGTCGGTCTGGACCTCTCGGCGCAGCACGACCTCACCTCGATGTGCGTGTTCGCGCCGTCCCAGAAGCCCGGTGAGCCGGCGGACGCGGCCTGGTGGCACTGGATACCCGAAGACGCCCTGCCGGCGCTGAGCGTGGCCACCAGCGGCCAGGCCGAGCAGTGGGTGCGAGCCGGCTACCTGACCGTGGTCGACGGCGCGGTCATCGACTACCAGAAGCTCTGCGCGCAAATCGCCGGCATCCTGGCTCCGCTGAAGGTGCGGGAGATCTGCTACGACCGATGGTCCGGCGAGTACGTCCGGCAAGAGCTGCTGAGACTGCTCGGTAAGCGGACCGTGCTGGTCGCCAACGAGCCGTCGTTTGTCGGCATGACCGTGCCGATGCGCTCGCTGATGGACATCACCGTGGACGGCGGCTGGCATCACCATGGCAACCCGGTGGCCGCCTGGTGCTTTGACGCGGTCGAGGTCAAGCGGGCGGTCGACAATCCCGATCTCATCAAGCCGGTGAAGCCGGCCAGGACCAGCGCCGCCCGCCGGATTGACGCGGTGGTGTCGGCGGCGCTGGCGGTGGGCGCCTGGAAGCTGCGTGGTCAACAGCCGGCGGTCAAGCGCACCGCTCACGGATTCAGTTAAGGGGGGTGCCCGGGATGTTCCCCGGCAAGTACGCGCTGACGCTCTACCGGGGCGACAGCTACCACTTCCAGTTCCGACTGTGGGCCGACGAGGGCAAGACCACGCCGATCGACCTGACCGGGGTGGTAGCGAAGGCCGAGATCCGCGACAAGCCCAGCGGCGCCACCATCATCAACACTGACTGCGAGGTCACCCTGCCCAACATCATCGACATGAAGTTGAACGCGGTGCAGTCCAGTCGACTACCCGGTAGGGCTGCCTGGGACCTGCAACTAACCTACATCTCCTCTGGGTGGGTCAACACCGTGCTGTACGGCGGCGTGACGGTCACCGCCGATGTCACCGACTCCGGGTATGCCAGCCGCACGGCGGACGAGATGGTGGAGCTGCTGTCATGACCGACCCGAACATCATCATCGACGTGCAGACCATGGACCCGATCGCCGTCATCGACGTGGGCGAGGTTCCCGGACAAGGTCCGCCCGGCCCGCAGGGACCGCCTGGCGAGGATCTGACGCCGATTCTGTCTGGCCCTGGGGCGCCCGCCGCAGGCACCGGCGCGGTCGGCAACTACTACGCCGACATGACCAACGGCGTGCTGTACGGGCCGAAGGGCTCGGACAACTCGTGGCCCGTGGTGGTCCGCACCCTGCCCGCCGTACCGGCGAAGGTCGACCTGTTTAGCACGCCCGGCAATGGCACCTGGAACAAGCCGGCAGGGGCGCGACAGGTGGACGTGATCGTGTGTGCCAGTGGCGGAGGCGGTGGCGGTGGTCGACGGGGCGCTGCCGGATCAATACGCGGCGGCGGCGGCGGCGGAAACGGTGGCATCTGCCGACGCTTCTCCTTCGCCGCGGCCGACCTGCCCAGCCAGTGCCCCGTCTTCGTCGGTGGCGGCGGAGCCGGCGGCACGGCGGCTACCGCAGATGACACCAACGGCGGCAACGGCGGCACTGGCGCCAATTCGCTGTTCAACACCACCTGGCGCGGCTATCTGGCCGGCAACGGCGGTGGTGGCACCTCGGCAGCCGGCGGCACCGGCACGGCCAACACACCCCAGACCAATGCGGGCGGCGCGGGCTCCAACGGCAGCGCTGCCGGGACCGGTGGCAGCTACGGCTTCTATGAGTCCGCGTCCGGCGGAGCCGGCGGCGGCGGTCTGAGCGCGGCCAACGCCGCGACGGCCGGTGGCGCCAGCAACGGCATGTTGCAGATCAATGCGAACACCGGAGTGACCGGCGGAGCCGGCGGCGTGACCGGTGGCGACGGCGCCAGCTCGACCTGGGTTCCGCCGGCTTACCCGGCGCAGCCCGGCGTCGGCGGTAGTGGTGGCGGCGCGGGCAGCGGTGGCACCGGCGGCAACGGTGGTGACGGCGTTCGCGGTGGCGGCGGGGGTGGCGGCGGTGCCTCGGTCAACGGATTCAACTCCGGGGCCGGCGGCAAGGGCGGCGACGGCTTCGTCCAGGTGATCACGTACTTCTAGTACGTATAAGGGGGACACGGCGGGCCACCACCCGCCGCGCCCCCCTGGGGTGTAACCGATTAAGACTTCGTCCAGGTACCGCAGCCCTGCGTCTTGAAACCCTTGTCGGTGGCCGCGATGGTCACCTTCACCGGGGCACCCGCCTTGCCGTCGCCGTTGGCGATGATCGCCTCAAAGCCGCCGGAGAAGTCCTTCTCCCGCTCCCAGTAGCAGACAATCGCGTCGGCCGGCACGGTGGTCGAGTAGGTGCCCGCCACGATGTCCTTGCCGACCTCGTACTGACCGTCCGCGAACGAGGTCGCCGGTCCGGCCGGCGCCTTCGACGCCGCCGAGCTGGCGGCGGCCGGCGGCTGAGTGCCCGCGCCCGCTGCCACGCCGTCCTTGACGCCTTGCTTGGCGCTGGAACAGGCAATGCCAACAACGGCTGTCGCTGCGACCGCTACAAGCACGGCCCAGTTCTTCTTCTTCACGCGCATTTCCCTTACTAATCAAGAGATCCCAGGACTGGCGACCGTAGCAGTGACCCTGCTGCCGGTGGTGGCTGCGCGGTGAGGGTTCCCGCCCCGCATTCCGGTTCGGTGCGCGTGACACCCAACTTCTGACCGACTGGTCAAGATCCGCCGACGCATCGGAGGAGGGGCGATGACCCCTGGCGACACGCTGATCGGCTACCTGCTCACCACCTCCACCGCGCCGGCCGATGTGGACGCGCTGGGCTCGATGGCCGAGGTCATCCTGACCGACGCGCAGAGTTTGGCGACCGAGTTCTCCGACCTGTACGGCGGCTTCGTCCTGCTCGACTCCTACTACCGCGGCGAACCACCGCTACCCCGCGAACCGGTCCGGCTAACCAGCAAGTACCGGGAACTACTGCAAATGGGCGTGAGCAACTGGTGCGCCCTGGTGGTCGACGTGGTCAACGAACGGTTGGCCGTCTCATCGATCATCTCCACCGAACACCCGGCCCGCGACCCGGTGGCCTGGTCGTGGTGGACGGCCAACAACATGGACCAGCATTCCGCCACGATCCACACGGCGGCGCTGACCTACGGCTGCTGCTACGTCTCTGTCTGGCCCAGCTCGGACGCGCAAGGCAACCCGGACCTCACCGCGCCGCCGATCATCATGGGCGAGTCACCGCTGACCACCCACGTACGGATCAACGACGCCACCGGCACCGCCTGCTGCGCGTTCCGGGTCTGGGCCGACCGGCAGACCGGTTACCTGTACGCCGACTACACCAACGACTTGTGGCAGTTCCGGCTCAAGTCCACCGACCCGGTACAGCCGATGCCGTTCGGGAAGTTCAACGACCGCGACGTACTGACCACCGACCTGAGCCACGTCACCTGGACGTTCCGGGAAGACGTCGCGCCCCTGCGCGCCAACCCGTTGGGCGTAGTGCCGTACGCGAAGCTGCGCACCCAGCCGGATCTGCTCGGCGGGTACCGCTCGGAGATCGCCGGAGTGCTGCCGATCCAGGACCGCATCAACAAAACGAACTTCGACCGGCTCATCACCCAAGAGTTCGCCGCCTTCCCGCAGCGTTGGGTGACCGGCATCGACGTGCCGACCGACCCGAGCACGCAGAAGCCGGTCGAACCGTTCAACGCGGCGGTCGACCGGATCTGGACCAGCTCCGACCCGGACACCAAGATGGGTCAGTTCCCGCCGGCGGACCTCAACGGCTACCTGGCCGCGATCACCGCCGACGTGCAGGCGTTGGCCACCCAGTCCCGCACCCCGCCGCACTACCTGCTCGCCGGCATGGGGCAGTTCCCGTCCGGTGAATCGGTACGCGCCACCGAGTACGGGCTGACCCGCAAGGTGCAGGCCCGCCAGGTCAGCTACGGCGACACCTGGGGCGACGTGCTGCGGCTGTGCGCGCTCGCGGTCGGCGACCAGCAACGCGCCAACGATCCGAGGCTGAACGTGACGTGGGCCGACGTCGAGGCGCGCAGCGAGGCAGAAACGGTGGACGCCCTGGTGAAGATGGGCTCCCTCGGCGTACCGGCCGACGCGCTATGGCAGCGCTGGGGCGCGTCCGCCGAAGAGATCGCCGCCTGGTCCAAGGCCATCCAGGACGCGCCGGACGACCCGACCAAACAAGTGACCGTGACCGTTCCGGCGGCCGGCTCAGCCGCGCCGGCCGCGCCGGCCCAGATCCCGCAGGCCGACCGACCGCGCCTGTGAACCACCCGCTGGACCGCCCGGTAGCCGATGCCCGACCCGGCTGCCGGTCGGTCCGCCACGTCCACGAAAGGGACCAGGATGTCCCAGCCAGCTCCCGGCGACGGCCAGGCGCCGAACACCGAACCGGCCAACGAGGGTCAGGCACCCCCTGAGGCGAACAAGGGCGAGTCCGAAGTCGCCGAGCTGCGCCGTGAGGCCGCCCGGTACCGGACCGCACTACGCAAGGCCGAGGCCGATCTCGCCGCGCACAAGTCGGCGCAGATGACTGAGCAGGAACGCGCTGTTGCCGCTGCCCGAGACGAGGGCGCGGCGACGTTCAAGGGCAAGTGGAAGGAAGCCGTCGTCACGAACGCAGCGCTGGCGCTGCTGGCCGAAAAGGGTGTCACCGCAACGGACCTGGCTGTCCGGGCGCTGGACCTGCGCGGCATTGACGTGAACGACGACGGCCAGTTTGACCACGGGCAGATCAAGTCCGCGGTGGACGAGCTGGTCACCCGCTACCCGATGCTCGCGTCCCACCAGCAGTCCTCGGCTCCCTCTGTCACATCAGCTACCGGCGATGGGCAGCAGCGGATCAGCCGCGAGTCTGTGCTGAGCGCCGCCAAGCAATCCGAAGATCAAGCGCTGAACGACGCGCTGCGCTACGCGCTTGGCAGGCGCCCCCGCTGACCCTGCCTGTCGCCTCCGCATGAGAGGCCGACATGGCTTACATCGACCGCGATGACGCACTCGCGCTCATCATTGAGCAGCGCGGACCGCAGATCATCGGCATGGCCACCGAGACGAGCGTGGCCATGCAAACCTTCCGGCGCATCAACATGGGCACGTCCATCTACAAGATGGCGCTGCTGGATGCGTTCCCGGACGCGCAGTGGCTTGTTCCCAGCTCCGGGGGCGACCCGGACGTGGTGAAGAAGCCCACCACCACGATGGCGTGGGCGACCCAGGATCTCGTGGCCGAGGAGGCCGCGTGCATCGTGGTCATTCCGGAAAACGTCATCGACGACGCCTCGGTGGATCTGTGGGGCGAGATCCAGCGCCGGTGCGCCGAAGCGGTGGCCCGGCTGATCGACCAGACCGTGTTCTTCGGCACCGCACCGGTCGGCTCCGTGCCGGCCAGCTTCCCGGCCGGCGGCATCGTCGGTGGCGCGACCGCTGCCGGCAACGTCGCCACCCCGGCCGCCGATGACACCGTCGCGCTGTCCTTCTCTCAGGCCATGGCGCTGGTGGAGGCCGACGGGTACGACCCGACCGACGCCTACGCCGACCGCGCGCTGCGAGCCGGCCTGCGCGACCTGACCGACAACACCGGCCGCCCGCTGTACGCCAGCAACCTTCAGGACGGCGTACGCACCGACAGCATCTACGGCGTTGGCCTGCACTACACGTCCCTGGGTTCCTGGGACAAGACCAAGGCTCAGGCGGTGGTCGGCGACCCGACGATGGCCGTCATCGGTCTGCGTCAGGACCTCACCGCCAAGCAGCTCACCGAAGCCACGGTCAACGGCTACAACCTGGCCGAGCAGGACATGGTGGCGCTGCGCGTGAAGATCCGCCTCGGCTTCGTCGTGCTGTCCCCGAAGGCGCCCGGTCAGGGCGCTACCCCCTACCCGTTCGCGGTAGTGGCGCCGGCTCCCGTCGGTCCGTGACCGTAAGGAGGCCGGATGACCTCACCTGTGCCGACGACCGGATACGCCACCGTGGCGGACTACGAAGCCCGCTACGGTGACGTGCCGGCCGCCGAGGAAAACTCCACGCAGCTTCAGCTCAACGACACTTCCGATCTGGTCCGGATCTACCTCGGCCCCTATGAGCCGAGGGTTGCCGCGGCCTATCCGGCGACGCTGACCGCGCTGGTCTGCTCACGAGTCCACCGTGGACTGTCTCAACCGCCCGGCGTACGCAGCGAGAGCATCGGCTCGTCCAGCGTCAGTTACGACACCACCACCGTGGCCTGGCTGACCACCGACGAGATGGAACTACTCAACGCGCTGATCGCCGCCATCGGCGGCAACGTGTCCAGTCAGGTCATCGGCGAAATCGCCGTGGGCTGGGGTGGTCCGCCGAGCGTCAACGAGCTGGCCGACGTGGACGTCTGGGTGCTGGCCGACCGGGGACGGATGTGGTGAGCCGTGTCCCGAGCCTGGATCGAGTCCGCCATGGTGGACACGGTCACCATCGAGGTCCGCCAACCCACCGGCACCGACGAGTACGGCAACGTCGTCTACGACACGGTTGACGAGGTGGACGCACCCGGTCTGCTGCAATCCACGGCGCAGACCGACCTGCAAGACGGACGGGCAGCGGTAGGCACCTTCCTCCTGCTGCTGCCCGTCTCCGTCATGGACATCGCCGACGCGTTCAGCGCCTACGTGATCAACGGCGCGCGCTACGAAGGCGATGGTCAGCCGGCCGTCTACTACGGACTGCACAACACCGAGCCGGACCACCTTGAGGCGACCGTCGTGCGGAGCACGGCATGAGTCAGCCGTTCACCCGGATCTCCATTGACGAGCACGCGGTGCGCGAGCTGGACCGGCAGCCAGAGCTGCGCGACCACGTCTTCCAGACTGCGGTCCGCGCAGTTCGGCTGGCGCGCGGCTACTCGCCCAACCGCACCGGTCACTACCTGCGGTCGCTGAGCGCCAAACCCGGCGGCACGCAGTCCGCGCTGGCCTACATCACGGCGACCGACTTCAAGGCGTGGTGGATCGAGTTCGGCGCCTACCACCGACCGCACCCATACGTGGCCAGGGCACCGCTGCGTAAGGCCGTGGCGCGGCTCGGGCTGCGCTTCGTGCCCACATCCCGGAGGGGCTAGTGAGTCCACCGCCGATCACCGGCGTGGATGTGGAAGCCCTGGTGAGCAAATACCTGCGCGCCAGCCCGGACATCACGGCGCTGGTTGACGACCGGGTCTACACCGACCTTCCGCATGACCGCGTCTTCCCGCTGGTGCTGGTGCAACGCACCGGCGGCAACTTCCTTGTCACCCGGCCGCTGTGGCTGGAACAGGCCGACCTCACGCTGTCCGCCTTTGGTGGCACGCACAAGCAAGCGCAACAGCTTGTCGCCACCTGTCTGTCCACGTTGGGCGGGCTGCGTGGCCGGCACTCGGACGGCGCCGTTACTGGCATCTCCGTTGCCTCGACCGCCTACCAGCCCGACCCCGACTCGGCCGACACCGAGGGCCACGCCCGGCCCCGGTTCGTCGCGGTGCTCAGCGTCCTGACGCACCCCTAGTCCAACGAGGTCAACAGTCATGACTTCTCCCACGCCCACTACCGCCGATCAGCCGATCGTTGGCGCCTACGGCGATGTGTTCTCCGCCCCGGTCGGCACGGACCCGCCTACCGACCTGAATGACCCGGGTACCCCGTGGATCAAGATGGGGCTGATCTCCGAAGACGGCGCAACCTGGACGCCGCCCGCCGAGGAAACCACCGACATCAACGCCTGGCAGACGCCCTACCCGGTGCGGATCGTCACCACCAGCCTCACCACGTCCATCAAGTTCGCGCTCATGCTGTGGGACCGGCAGACGTTGCCGTTCGCGCTGGGCGGCGGCTCGTTCGAGGACGCCGTTGATGTGGTCATTTACCACCCGCCCGGCCCCGGCGAGTCCAACGACGTGGCGCTATACCTGAAGGTGCTCGATGACCCGATCGTGATGGGCATCTACTACCCGAAGGCCCGGGTCACCGACCGCGGTGATGCCACGTTCAAGAAGGACGAGGCGGCACTGCTCGACCTGACCTTCGGCATCGTCGGTGACGTCGCCTACGAGCCCTACCAACTGCTGTTCGGCGCCGACTCCTTCCCGGACACGTTGTCCGCCACCCAGGCGACCGCGACCCAGGCGACCGCGACCCAGACGCCCGCTGACACCGGTACCGGCTCGACGCCCACCGACGCCGGAACCAGTACGACGACGCCGACCGACACCGGGACCAGCCCGACGACGCCCGCCGACACGACCACGACCACGCCGAGCGACACCGGGACCAGCACCGCCCCAACGGCGACCGCCGGTACCCCGGGAACCTTCGAGCCGGCCGGTGTCCCACCGGCGTCGCTCGGCGACATGGGCACGGTGGCCGCCTCGCCCGCCGACGCCTGGACGACCGGCCAGTACGTGCAGCTCGGCGACGACTCGCACGCGTACTGGAACGGCACGGCCTGGACGGCCGGTGAGGCACCGTGACCCGCACCCTCGACCTGAACGCCAAGCGCTCCGAACGCGCAGCCGCCCGGGGCGAGCCGTTGATGGTGACGCTCAACGGCGAGACGTTCACCCTCGTGGACGAGCTGCCCGTCGAGGTCGCCCACCTGGCCGGAACCGGTGACTTTGACCGGGTGTTGGGGATTCTCGTGGTGCCGGAGGACCGCGACCGGTTCCGGGCCGCCGGGCCGAGCATGAACGACCTGCTCGACATCATCGCCTTCTACGGGGCCGAGCTGGGGGAATCCTCGGCCTCGATCGTCTCCTCAGTGAGCACTGGGGCGCCATCGAGGCAGACTTCCGCCGCTTCTACCGGCTGAGCCTGCGCGATGCCTGCTGGGGGCCGGACGCACTGGGCTGCGTCCGGCTCCTGCACCTCGTGCGCTTCCTGCCGCCTGACTCTGCGCTGGCCCTGTCGCACAGCGATGGCTGGACCACGCAGCACGAGCTGACCGCCGTAGGGATCGAAGTCGCCCACGCCCACTACCGGGCGTTCCTGGCCGCCCATGGCGTCAAGCGCAGCGCGTTGCCGCCAGCCCTACGGATACCCCGGCCGCCGCGATCCGCCACAGCCACGGACACCACAGCCGGCGCCAGACCCAAGGCGCACAGCAGACCACCACGACGCCGCGCCACCACCGTGGCCGACGTCGTCGCCGTACTCAACGCCGGCCATCGGAGGTGAGCCATGGCGCAAGTGGGCGAGGCATACATCGCCATCAAGCCGGACCTCTCCCGGTTCGGCGAGGAGCTGAAAGCCGCGCTGGCCAAGGAACACGTCGACTTCAAGGTGTCCATCAAGCCAGACCTCACCGGCTTCCGCGCGCTGGCCAACGCCGAGCTGGACACCCAGTTCTTGGCCACCGGTGTCGTCATGCGCCCGGACTTCTCCGGCTTCCGTCCGCTGGCACTCGCCGAGCTGAAGGCCACCCCGCTGACCGCAACGGTCAAGGTCAAGCCGGAGGTCTCCGGCCTGCGCACCGCCGGAGCGTCGCTGGACAAGGCCGCAACCGGCGTCGGCGCCCGGATGGGCGTACGCGCAGGGAGAGGATTCGGCAACTCGTTCGCCAGCACCTTGGAGCGGATGCCGGCCTCGCTGGTCTCCACACCCATCGGTGCCGCGATCCTGGGCGCAATCCTCGCGCTGGCCGCCCCGCTAGCCGGCGGGATGATTGCCCTGTTCGCCGGTCTCGGTGCAGTGGCCGGCGCCGCATTCCTGGCCTCAGGCCAGCCGGCAGTACAGAAGGCCGCCACCGGCCTGCTCGACACGTTCAAAGCCGCTTTCGACGCGCCCTCGCTGGCGAAGGCGGTCGCTGGGCCGATCGCCCAAGCGCTGTCGTCCCTGCGCCCGACCGCGACCGAGGCAGGCAAAACCCTGCGGACAGTCATCCTTGCGATGACGCCGACCTTCGCGCCGCTGACCGCCGGCTTCCAGCAGATGTTCGCCCGCATCCTTCTCGGCGTTCGGGAACTCATCCCCGCGATGCAGGCAGCGCTCGGCGCCTTCGCCTGGGGACTGCCCGGCATCGGTGACGCGCTGGAACGCCTGTTCAGCTACCTGGGCACCCACGCCAAGGAAGTCGGCACCATCGTCAAGGTCGTCATGGTGTCGATCGCGGTGGCGATTGAGGTAGTCGACTTCGTCATCCAGGACATGATCGGCGCCTGGCAGCAGTTGGTTGTCGTGATCAAGGCAGTCATCTGGGTCGTACAAACCCTGATCCAAGCCTGGAACGAGCTGGTCGGCTACACCAGGACGGCGCTGAGCGCCATCAATGCCGCAGTGACCGCGGCGGTCGATGCGGTCATCGGCTGGTTCAAGAGCCTGATCCGCTGGATTACCAACGACATCCCGGCCGCCTGGAACTTTCTGGTCAGCCAGACCACGGCCGCCCTCGCTGCGGTTGGCCAAGCGTTCGTTAGTGCCTGGAACAGCATCGTTGGCGTTGTCTCCTCGGCGACCAACGCCGTCGTAAGCCTGGCCCAGAGTTTGGGCAACCGCATCCTTGGCGCGGTCGGCAACTTCGCGGTCCTGCTCTACAGCGCTGGAACTCAGCTCATCGCCGGCCTGATCAATGGCATGTCGGCCATGTTCGGCAGCCTCACAGGTCAGGTCCGCTCCATCGGCGGCCGGGTCCAAGGCGCCATCGGCAACGCGGCCAGCCTGCTCTACGGGGCCGGTCAGGACGTCGTTCGCGGCCTCTGGAACGGGATCAGCTCGCTCGGCGGCTGGTTGGCCGGCCAGGTCCGAAGCTTCATCACCGGCAACCTCACCAACGTCATCAACTCGGTTCTGGGCCGCCACTCCCCGGCGCAGGTGACCATCGACATCGGCCAGGACGTCTCGCGGGGACTCGCGGTCGGCATGGTCTCGCTGGAGTCCACAGTGGCCGGTGCCGCCAACACCATCGGCCAGGCCGCCGTGCCCGTGGTCGGCCCGGCCCAGCTCGCCGGGCTCGCCACCACCGCCGCGACCGGTCAACTAGCCGGGCTCAACGTCTACGTCTACCTCGGCGACCGGGAAATCACGGACATCGTCCGCGTCGAGGTAACCAACGCCAACACCGCGCTTGCCCGGCAACTGATCTCCGGACGGAGGTCGCTCTGATGGGCACGCTGCAAGCCACCGCGCTGCCAGAGGTGGCCGGGGTGCGACTGGACATCCAGTTCGCCGCCACGGTCACCAACGTGCTACTCGGCCGGCAGGACCCGAACGGCTTCGTCACCTACATCCGGTCCGGGGACACCGTCCCGCTGATCGGCGGCGGCGCGGTCGTCTGGGACTTCGAAGCGCCGATGGACGTACCCGTCACCTACGTCGCCACCCAGGCCGCGCCACCCGGTAGCGAAACGGCGACCTCGGCCCCGGTCACCATCGTCTCCAACGGCGAGACGTGGCTGAAGAACCCGGGCTTTCCGTCGATGAACATGAAGCTGCCGATCGTGTCCCGGCTGCCCAGCCTGACCTACCCGGCACAGGCCGCGTCCCACCCGATCCTCGGCCGCACCTTCCCGGTCATCACGTCCTTCGTCCGCCAGGCGCCCACCGGCACCATCACCGTGGTCACCACGACCGACAACGAGCGGCGCCGGCTGTCCTCCCTGCTCGGCGGCGGCAACGTGCTGCTGCTGTCCAGCCCACCCGCCTTCGGATTCGGCAACCAATACGTGGCCTTCGGGGACGTGGTGGAGAACCGGGTCGGGCTGGCCATGGACCAATGGCGGTCCTGGGACATGCCATTCCAGGTGACCGACCGACCAGCCGGGCTCGCCCAGGCCGGACCGGGCACCACGTGGCAAGTCGTCAACACCACCTACACGTCGTGGCAGGCATTGCGCGACACCGGCAAGTCGTGGCGCCAGGTCTTGGAGGGCACATGACCGGCCCGCTGCCTGTTCTGGAGGTGATCGGCGACCGGCTGAGCGCCACGCTGAGCGACTTTCAGGCCGCGCTGACCCATAGCCACACCATCCTCGTGCGCGCCGAAGTCTGGCGCGCTGGAGCCAAGATCGCCGACCTTCCGTTGGTTGACGGATCAGTGGCCGCCGACCGGACCGCCACCTCCCGCCGGTCGTTTTCCGGCAAGGTCGACCCGGCCATGGCGCCGCAGTCGATGAACGACGTGCTGACCCCGTACGGCAACCAAGTCCGGATCTGGCGCGGTATCCGGTTCCCCGACGGCACGGCCATGGACTACCAGATCTTCTTTGGCCGGCTGGATTCGGTGTCCGTGGACAACGGCGAAGTCTCCATCACCTGCCTGGACCTGTCGCAGACGATTGCCGATTACCGGTTCGAGACGCCGCGTACCTTCCCGCTCGGCACGGTCATCGTGGACGCCATCACCACGCTGATTCAGGAAGTGCTCGGTCCCGCCCAGCCCATCAACATTGACCCGAGCATCAGCCGGACCCAGCACATGACCGCCGCGTCGACCTTCGACCGGGAACGCACCGAGGCGATGGATTCGCTGACCAACTCGCTGTCCTGCGACTGGTTCGCTGGCCCGGACGGGGCCATCTACATTCGCCCGTCGCCGACCATCTACGTGGGCGAAGAAGCCGACTGGATTGTGCGTACCGGCGGCAGTGGCGTCATTACCGGCTACACCTCCGCCTACGACCGCAGTGGCGTGTTCAACGAAGTCGTTGCCACCCAGGAAACCGTGGACGGCTCGGCGCCGCTGTGGGCCTCCGCGCGGGACATGAACCCGAACAGCCCCACCTACTGGGAAGGCCCGTTCGGCAAGGTACCGCGATTCTTCGCCAGCCAGTTCTTCAACACCTACGAGCAATGCCTGAACGCGGCAACGAATCTGCTGGCCACCACCGCGGCCGGCGCCAAGGGACTGACCATCAAATGCGTCCCCAACCCGGCGCTGATGCTCGATGACATCATCCAAGTCATCGGGCTGGGGACCAACCGTGACGGCCTGTACTTCGTGCAGAGCTTCGACTGCCCAGTCACCGCCGACGGCGCCATGACCATCAACCTGCAAACCCAGCTCATCAGCGATACCGGCGGCAATCTGCGCGGCTGGACATTGGACGACGATCCGCTGTTCGCCCCGGCCCGCGCACTGGAGCTGGTCGGCGCCGCGCCGGAGGTCGACCTATGACCGCACCCCAGGAGACCAGCCGGACCGTCAACTACGGCGCCCAACCCCGGGTGAATCTGGTCGACGCCATCTGGCAGACCATTCCCCGGCTCTCTCAGCAAGCCACCGCCATTACCCGGATCGGCGTCGTGAATGCCACCTCGCCGTTGACCGTCCTGATCGTGAACACCTCCATGGCCTGTGCCCGGCTGGCCAGCTACACCCCCAGTAACGGGGACGTCGTCCTGGTGCTCAACTCCGGCGCGTACTGGGTGGTGCTCGGTAAGATCGTGCCCTGAGAGCTTGACAGGCGACCCTGGTTAACACCCAGTGTTAACCCCGGCCCCCGTCGATGACCCATCCACCTCCCCAGGTCTGGTGGTCATCGACGGGGGCCTCTTTTTCGTGCATCACGGAGCCGTAAGATCATCGCTCGTCGGCGGCGTGTGAGATCGGCCATAGACGGGCGTGAACCAAGGGCCTCTGGACAGAGGAGTATTGGACTAGTTTCGTTCGCCGCCGAGCTGCGTTTTCCCAGGTCAGCACACCGTTCAGATCGACAGTGCTTCTAATCTCAAGGTCGCAGGTTCGAATCCTGCCGAGCGCACTACCAGGCAAAACACGAGTACGGAGTCCTGCACGCCGTTCGAAAACCCGAGTACCGTGCCCGTCATGAACAGCAGCACAGCCCTCACCCTCGATGACATTCGCACGCTTTTGCCTGACTTCCGCCGGCACCTGCGAGCGAAGAACCGGGCACCCGGAACGGTCGACTCGTACGAGATCTCTGCCCGCTTCCTGACCGACTACCTGCTCGCCCAGGGCATGCCCACCGGGGTCGGCTCGGTGACCCGCGAGCACCTGGAAGCCTTCTTCGTGAGCCTGCTGGACCGGTACGCCGCCGCTACCGTCGCCCGTCACTACCGGTCGCTACAGCAGTTCTGGAAGTGGCTCGCCGACGAGGGCGAGATCTCGCGCTCGCCGATGGAGAACATGACGCCACCGGCGGTGCCCGAGCAGCCCGTGGACGTGCTCACGGATGACCAGCTCGCCCGTCTGCTCGCCACGTGCAAGGGCAGCACGTTCGAGAACCGGCGTGACACCGCGATCATCCGGGTGCTGCTGGATACCGGTGTGCGGGTGGCCGAGCTGGTGAGCATGACGGTCGAGGGCGCCGACTTCGAGCAGGACGTGCTGCACGTGATGGGAAAGGGCCGCCGCGCCCGCTACGTGCCCTTCTCCACGAAGACCGGCGAGGCGCTGCGCCGCTACCTGCGGATGCGCGCCCGGCACCCCAAGGCATCCGCTACCGCGCTGTGGATCGGCACCAAGGGCCAGATGACCGATGCCGGAATCCGGCAGATGCTTGAGCGACGCGGTATCGACGCCGGTGTTCCCCACGTGTACCCACACCGATTCCGTCACTCGATGGCTCACCAATGGCTGGCCAGTGGCGGACAGGAGGGCGACCTGATGCGTCTGGCTGGCTGGAAGTCACGCCAGATGCTCAGCCGGTATGCCGCTTCGGCTGCCGACGAGCGCGCGCGAGAGGCCCATCGCAGAATGGCTCCCGGGGATCGCCTGTAACCGGAGTCCGGCGAGCGATGTGCGGTGTAGCCTGCTGTACGACGAAACAGCGGTACTGAAACGCCTGTAGTCGCAGCGCCCGGACGTCGACCCAACCATGGGGGACCCACGCCGAGCCGAGATCGTTAGCTGATCTCGTGCTCGGCGTTTCCCTTTTCTGGAAGAGGGTCGCGTCCCCCATGACCAATGACAGGTTCTCCCCGGCCGAACGCGCGATGCGAGCCCGGCTCGCCGCGCACGCACTGCACGCCCAGGTCGACGGCAAGGAACACACGGCACCGGCGCGTAAGGCGTTCGCCGACCGGTTCCTTCGTCAAGTCGACCCCGACAATGTGCTTGATCCGGCCGAACGCGAGCGTCGAGCGGAGCACGCACGTAAGGCGTACTTCTTGGCGCTGGCGGTGAAGTCCGTCGCGGCGCGGCGTCGTCGGTCGAATCGTGGACGATCGGCTTGATGGCCGGCTGACTACAACCAGTGAACGGGTAGCGGGGCCGCCGCTGAGATCACCCAGGCCGAGCTTGCCTTCATCGCCTACAGCGTGCCCACCTTGCAGGTCAAGGACAATCGCCAGCATTCATTCTGTCAGGTAGCTGACATACGCATTGACCGCCTTCCCTGGATGTTGCACTCACCGTCACTCCCCACGAGCCACTACGTGTCCCCATTCGTCACAGCCGATATGCGCTGGTAAGACCGCTATCGTTCTCACCACCAGTCACCATCAGTCACCATGGATGGGTTTGGCTGGGCGCCGGAAACCGCAGGCCAGAGCCCAGTCGTGCCACTTGGACGACTACTCTCCGCGTCCTTGCGACCGTTGTCGGATCTGTGCAGGCTGTCGCCTTATCCGTGTGAGAGGGGGCGACTAGTGCCACGGCGAGTGACGAAGACGATGTCCCGGCAGGAGGCCGCCGAGTTTCTGGGCGTGCACGTGAACACGCTTGATCGCTGGGTCCGGGGCGGCCAGATCGGCTATCTCCGGGTTGGCCGCTCCATCCAGTTCACCGAGGCGAACATCAAGCAATTCATCACCGATCGTGAGCAGCCGGTCGTCGCGGTCGCGCCGACCCGCCGCCCCGGGCGTGCCGCATGACGGTCAACCTGGACGAGATCGATCTCAGCCATGAGGCCGCCTTCATCGCGCACCTGTGGGAAGTGGTCGAGCAGCGGCATGCCTTCCAGACGTTAGAGAACGCGCTCAAGGACCGGCTGCGCGAGCTGATGGGCGGCGCCAGCCACGCCACCGTCAACGGCGAGGTGGTCGCCTCGCTGTCCCGGTACAAGCGCTACGACTTCGACCGGGGCCGCTTCCGTCAGGACCACGGCCAGCTCTACGAGCTGTACCTGCGCCCGATCGAGGTGGTGCGGGTGGTACCGCCGCCGAACCGTCGCCTGAGCGGGACGGTGGCCGATGCGCAGGACTGACGAGACCGAAGACGACTTCGAGCGGGAGTGCCGGCAGTTCTTCACCGACGCCGGGGTTGAACCGCGCCACGCCCAACCCGGCCGCTACGAGTCGATCGCCAACGCGGCGATTTTCGTGGCCCTGATGGTCGGAGTGGTCATTCTGATCGCTGCGGTGATCGGCATGGTGTACGTGATCCTGCGAGCCATCCCGTGACCCGCCGAGCCCTGGTGCTCCGTCTCCTGATCGCCGCCGCGCTGCTGCTGTGCGCCGGCCTGATCCTCGCCGGTTGGGTCGACATGCTGCTGTCCGGCCCGGCAGTCGTCGACCGGCCGATGCAGCCATGACCGCGACCGCCGCGCCGTGGACGGCGCCGCCACCGGTCGACCAGTCGCCCGCGCCGGTCGACCCGATCGCCTACGCCGCGCTCGCCGTGGTCACCAACCTCATCGAGTTGGGTGCGGCGACCGCGCCCCGGTCCGTCCAGTTGACCATCGGCTCGTCGGAGATCGGCTACGAGTGCCCGCGCCGGATCGCCTACCGCGCCGCCGGGGTACCGGCGACCAACCTGCGCGACCCGCTGCGCTCGCTGGTCGGGCTGGGCATGCACGAGGCGATGGCCGAGCTGTTCCGTCGGCTGGACGCGCGCAGCGGCCGGTTCCTGGTCGAGTTCCCGGTCACCTACCGGGGCGTGCCCGGCACCGTCGACCTCTACGACCGGTGGACCCACCGGGTCATCGACTGGAAGACGTCCACCAAGAGCAAGATCCGCCATCTGCGCCAGGTCGGCCCGCCACCGGCCAGCCGCGTCCAGGTGCAGGTGTACGCCGCCGCGCTGGCCGAGCTGGGCGAGACGCCCCGGGAAGTCGCCCTGGTGTACCTGCCGCTGGACGGCGAGCTGGATCAGACGTGGGCCTGGGTCCGCGCGGCCGACCCGCTGATCGCCAACGAAGCCATCGACCGGCTTGACCGGCTGCGCGAGCAGCCGCCCGCCGATGTCGACGCCAAGCCGGACCGGCTGTGCCCGTGGTGCAGCCACTACCGCCCGGGGTCCACCGACCTGACCGTCGGCTGCCCCGGCAGGAACGGAGACCCAGCATGACCGCACCCTGGACGATTCCCCCACCGGCCGGCGGCAACTTTCAAGTCAGCGCCTACGAAGGCAACCTCGTGCTGTTCGCGGTCGGCGGCTACGAGCCGGACGTCAACACGAAGTTCGGTGAAGGCCACGCGGTGCGGGTGGCCGTGGTGATCCTCGACGGCCAGGACGCCGGACTGGAAGTGCCGGACGCCTTGCTGTTCCAGCGGTTGCTGGTCAGCCGGCTGCGCGGCTCGGCTGGCCAGATCGTGCTGGGCCGCATCGTCAAGGGCGAAGCGCGGGGCAGCAACACCGCGCCATGGGACCTGTCCGACCCGACGCAGCAGGACCACGACTACGCCTACGGCTGGTACCAGGCATACCCGAACCGGCTCAACGAACTGCTGGCCGGCGTCGTCGAGTCGCACCGGGTCAACGCCAGCCAGACCAAGAACAAGGCGGTCGCGCCGCAGCCGCAAAACGCTCCACAGTGGACCGGCGCAAGCCAGCCGCAGCAGGCACCCCCACAGCAGCAGCAGCGCTGGAACCAGCAGCCGCAGGCATACCCCGGGCCGACCGGGCCGCAGTACCCGCCGCAGCAGCCGGCCGGGGTACCGAACGGTGGCCAACAGGCCCACCCGTGGACCCCGCAGCAGCCGGCCCAGTCCAACGAACCACCGTTCTGATGGCTGAACGTCGGCGCTTCTCGCGCCGCGAGAAGACAGCGCTGTACCTCGCCGTCGGTGGCGTCTGCCCCGAATGCGGAGACGATCTTGAGCCGGGCTGGCACGGAGACCACATGGTGCCGTACTCCCGGGGCGGCCACACGGACGTGACCAACGGTCAAGCCCTCTGCCCGGTATGCAACCTACGGAAAGGAGGCGCGATGGAACTGCGGGAGTGGCAAGCCGACGCGCTGGGAGGGTTCCTTGAGTCGACTGACGATTTCCTGTGCGTCGCCACGCCCGGAGCCGGCAAGACACAGTTCGCTATCACTGCGATGCAACGCTTGTTTCAACGTGGCGCGATTCAGCGGGTAGTCGTCGTCGTTCCTACGGTCACACTTCGGGCTCAGTGGGCCGAGGCCGCGAACATGTTCGACATCCACCTCGATGCTCGGTATTCCAACGGTGTCGGTGCGGTTGCGCGCGACTTTCATGGCGTCGTCGTGACCTACGCGGCCGTCGCGTCGATGCCGCTGTTGTACCGCAAGCTCAGTGCTGACAAGGCGACGCTCGTGATCCTCGATGAGGTCCATCATGCCGGCGTGCCGAATTTGTGGGGGGACGCGATCCGTCAAGCGTTCGAGCCGGCCACCCGGAGACTGGCATTGTCCGGAACGCCCTTCCGGTCGGACGGCAACCCGATCCCCTTCGTCGAGTACGACGCTGATGGGCGATGCGTTCCTGCATTCGTCTACGACTACGGCAAGGCGGTTGCCGATGTCGACAACGTCGTTCGTCAGGTCGAGTTCCTCGCCTTCGACGGTGAGGCGCGCTGGCTTGAGGCGTCCTCCGTTGAGTCCCGGGTCAACCTGTCCGATGTGGACGATGAGACCCGCGGTATGGCGATGGCATCGGCCCTGATGCCCGATGGGAACTGGATACCGTCTGTGCTGCGGCAGGCCGACGATCGCCTGAATCTGCACCGCACGGAGGTAGCCGACGCGGGCGGCCTGGTCGTGGCGAGTGACCAGTTCAAGGCCCGCAAGTACGCCGCCATCCTGGAACGGATCTGCGGAGAGGCCCCCACCCTGGCTATCAGTGACGAGCCGGACGCGGGCGCACGCATCAGCCGATTCGCCCGCGGTACATCGAAATGGCTGGTTGCGGTGGCGATGGTGTCCGAAGGTGTCGACATCCCTCGCCTGGCGGTCGGGGTGTACGCAACCAGCAAGATGTCGGAGCTGTTCTTCCGGCAGGTTGTTGGACGCCTCGTACGGACGCGCAACGCCGAGGACTACACCGTGTCCAGCGTGTTCCTGCCGTCCGTCCAGCCGCTCCTGTCGTATGCCGCCGAGATCGAGCGGATGATCCCGCTGGCACTACGGGAGGCGGTCGAGCGCGCCGAGCTGGCGGAGAAGCTTGATGTCACTCACCTAGAGATCAACGTCGTTCAGCCGCTCGGAAGCGGCGAAGCCATTCGGCTGGCCACCATCCTCGGGGGCGAGCAGTTCAACGACGCGGAGCTACGAGACGCTGAGGAGAAGGCCCGGCTGGTTGGCATGCCGGGCAACGTCAGTGCCGCACAGGTCGCGCGACTGCTCCGGCTGGCCACCGGCAACAGGACGGTACAGACCACCACGGTCGACGTGCCGAAGACATCGCTGGGTGACCAGAAGCGGCAGATCCGCAAGCTCATCAGCAGCCGTGTGGGGCGGCTGAACCGTTTGACCGGTATGCCTCACCGCCAGATCAACTACCAGTTGAACCAGGCGTGCGGGGCGACCGTCCCTACCGCCGACCTCGACGGGCTCAAGAGCCGGTTGTCCCTGCTGGACAAGTGGATCGCCGATGAGAGTTGAACCTGACCCGCTGCGCGCGGTCGGATCTGATGTCGCGGCACTGTCGGACATGCTCCGTCGCGGAGGTTTCGCGTTGGGCGCCGTTCCCACGGCCCTGAAGCGGACCCTGCGCGAGGGCTCCTGGCGCCACTTCGTGACGCTGCTCGGTCGAGAGGTTCACTACGACCGGTTCGCTGACTTCGTGGTCACGCCACCCACTGCTGGGCTGGGCGCCACGTTCGAGCTTCTGAAGCGGGTGGTCGCGGACGATCCCGAGGCGGCCGACCTGCTGGACCAGGCGTTGCAGAACCCCAAGGGACAAGCGGGTCACGTCAATAGGAGTTCAGATAGGTCGATGGCTAATGTTGACATTGTCAACGTTATTCACTCAGGTACGTCGATATCCGCTGGTCAGCCCCGGCCCACCGGGAACGCCCGCGATGTCGCACTCCGGCGGCTGCGTAAGGACCTGCCGGAGCTTCACGCCAAAGTGGTGGCCGGCAAGTTGTCCGCGCACGCCGCCATGGTGCAGGCGGGGCTTCGGCCGAAGACCTTCACCATCCGCGCGGACTCGCCGGAGGCGATCGCTGCCTCGCTTCGGCGCCATCTTGACCCAGGCGCTCTGGCTGCGCTTTGTCAACTGCTCGCTGAGGACTGACTGACCCATGGAGGTGTATCGCGCGTGGAACTGCCTGACTTCCTGGATCGGTTGGACAACGTCAAGTCGCTGGCTGGTGGTCAGTACGGCGCGCGGTGCCCTGCTCATGAGGATCGGGTGTCCTCGTTGAGTGTGGCGGCGGGTCAGCAGGGCGGCATCGTGGTGCGGTGCTTCGCGGGGTGTACCGCGGAGTCTGTCGTGGCCGCCCTGCACCTGACGATGGCCGACCTCGCGGGCATACCCGAGTGGGTCGCCACGTACGTCTACACCGACGAGTTCGGCCGGGCGTTGTACGCGGTGGAGCGGTGGGCCAACCCGAAGACGTTCCGCGCGGTGAACATGCCGGAGCCGGCCGGTCGGGTGCTCTACCAACTCCCCGCCGTCAACTGGGCGCGGGAACACGGCGCGATTCTGTACGTGGTCGAGGGCGAGAAGGACTGCGACAACCTGGCCGCCGTGGGCATCCCGGCGACCACGGGTGCCGGCGGGGCGGGCAAGTGGTTGCCGCAGTACAGCCAGCAGCTCGCCGGCTGCCGGGTGGTCGTGGTGGCCGACAACGACGTGCCGGGCCGGGCGCACGCGCGCCGGGTGGCCGCGGAGTTGCGGGCCACGGTGGCCGAGTTGGCGTTGGCGGTGCCGACCTTCGGCAAGGACGTCTCCGACCTGTTGGCCGCCGGCTACGGGATGGACGCGCTGGAGCCGTTGTCGGCGACCGAGGCCATCGGCGCCTACGACGCGTCGACCATCCCGGTCCGGCCGATCTCGTGGGCCTGGCAGGACTACATGGCGCTGGGCAAGCTGTCGCTGATCGAGGGCGACCCGGGCGACGGCAAGTCGCTGCTGACCGTCGACCTGGCCGCCCGGTGGTCGACGGGCCGGACGATGCCGGATGGCACCAACGGGGTTGGTCCGTGGACGGTGGTGATGGTCTCCGCCGAGGATGACCCGGAGGACACCATCGTGCCCCGGCTGTTGGCCGCCAAGGCCGACCTGCACCGGGTGGTGTGTGTCCCGCACGGCGCCGACCCGGCCATCCCGTTCAGCCTCACCGTCGACCTGCCCGGCCTGGAGTTGAAGATCCGGGAGTCGGCCGCGCGGATCGTGTGCATGGACCCGCTGTCCGCGTTCCTCGGGGAGAAGACCGACAGCCACAACGACGCGTCGGTGCGCCGGGCGCTGTACCCGCTGAAGCTGTTGGCCAGCCGGACCGGCGTAGCCGTCGTGGTGGTGCGGCACTTGAACAAGGGCACCGGCGGCAAGGCCATCTACCGGGGTGGCGGATCGATCGCCTTCACCGCTGCGGCCAGGGCGACGTTCAACGTGGGGCCACATCCGGAAGACCCGGAATTGCGGGTGATGACCTGCGTGAAGTCCAACCTGGCGCGCCGTCCACCGGCCCTGGGTTACCGCATTGAGAACGTCGGAATGCATCCGCACATTGAGTGGCAGGGCATGGTCGACATCGACGCGCAGACGATCCTGGACGGGTCGGACGGCGAGCTGGCCAAGCGTCGGACCGGGCGGAAGTTGGAGCGGGAATTCCTCGCCGAAGCGCTGGCCGCCGGGCCGCTGTCCTGGGCCGAGATCATGGTTCTGGGGCGGGACAACGGCTTCCGGGAAATGACATTGGTCCGGGCGCGCAACGACCTGAAGTTGGTCAAGGTCGCCGGGCCGGGCGGAGGCCGCGGGGTGCGTTGGGCGCTGCCGCAGATTCCTACCCAGCGTGATGTGCGGTCCCCATTTGGTCACTTGGTCACCCCGGATGTGTCAGCAAACGAGAGACCAAGTGACCAAATGGGGAGCCCATCTTACGCACCGTCACAGGAGCGGGACACCCGGGACGACGAGCTGGACCGGCTGCCGCTGGTGTGCAGCGCGTGTGGCACCACCGAAAATGTCACGCGCTTTTACGAACCGTGGTGGGTGGTCCGCTGCACAAAGCACAACCCGATGGCCATGGGGGAATAAGGGGAAACAATGGATGAGGAAATTGTGGTCACCAGCGTGGGCCAGCCGTATGAGGCGGGGCCGAATTACCGGGACCGGCCGATGCCGGAATTCGTGGGTCAGCATTTGTGGATCGTGACCGGCGTGTGGCGGATCGAGACGCCGGAGGCCGACCACATTCTCGATGCCGAGAATCTGCTGACGGTGGCCGGTCCCGGGTGTTGGTTTTGCGGCGAGCTGTATTCGCCGGAGGCCGCGGATTTGCCTTGTGCCGGGGTGAGCGATGAATGAGCGACGAGCTGCTGCTGCTCGCGGCGCAGCGGCCGTGCCAGCGGTGCGGGGCGATGACGTGGTGGGCGCGGCCTACCCAGCGGACCCGGGGACTGTGTCCGACCCACCGGCCGAGCTGGTGGTGGCGCACCGAGGACCCGGGCGACGAGCTGCGGGCGGTGAACTTGCTGATCGAGGCGTTGGGCGTGGACGGCGTGTGGCGAGCCGACGATCGGCCGCAGAAGGCGGGCAGGTTCGTCATCAACGGGTGGTCGCCGTGGATCGCCAAGCTGTCTCCGGCGATCCGGGCGCTGTTCGGGATCAGGCCGAAGGACCCGCCGACCCGGATGACCGGCCGGTGATGGTGCTGATCCCGGCCGACGCGCACGGCCGGCGCTTCGGGCTGTGGGTGGACCCGATGGACGACGAGGGTCCGTTCCTGGTGTTCTTCCGGACTCTGGAGTCCCGGGAGCGCTCGGCGATCGGTCACCTGTCGGCCGGCAGCGAGGTCCGCTACGTGACCACGTCGCGGCGGGAGGCGGCGTGAGCAGCAACAGCCGCAAGGGCTACGCGGGTGAGCACCCGGTTGAGCTGATCCTGGCGCAGCGCTACGGGCCGGGCGTTTTCCGGCCGCGCGCCGGTGCGCGTCGGGACGTGGGTGACCTGCGCGGGGTGCCGCTGGTCATCTCGTGCAAGAACCGCCAGGTGTTGGAGATCGCGCAGTGGGTGGACGAGCTGGGGCCGATGGTGGAGGCCGCCGGCTTGGAGACCGGCGTGGTCTGGCACAAGCGCCGAGGTCAGGCGTCGCCGCTGCGCTGGTATGTCACCACGTCCGGTGAGCTGTTCCTGCCATTGCTAGATGCATATGCAGAGATCTTTCACCGCGAAAGGGCCTCGGTAGTTTCGCCGCGAAAGGTCGCCCACAGATTACCCGACAAGCAGTAGGGGGAATTGATGCTGTTCGTGTGCGGGGCGCCGGAGTGTTTCAACCAAGTCGACGGCGCCCACCAGATTTGCGATGCGTGCTGGGACTCCCGCGCGACGTTCCGGGATTCGCTGCTGGCGCTGTGGGTCCAGGCCCACGCGCTGCTACCCCCGGGGGCTCCGAACGTCGACCCGACACGCCGGGCGGTGCACACGGCTGGATTGGCGACGTTGGCGCCGCTGCGGATGGACGTGTACGACGTCATCGAGCGCGTGTTACTTGCGGTAGTGAGCTGGGCGATCGTCGTCCGCGAGTGCAACAGGCTGTCGCCGTTGCCCGGCTTGGGTAGCACGCGGTCCGGCTGGTTGATGGATCGGGCGTTGGATTCCCTTGCGCTGTACGACGATTCGCTCCGGCAGCAGGAATTAACGTCTGACTATTTTGTCTCATTGGCCCGACTGCATGGTCATCTGGTCCAAGTGAATCGACAGACAGAGATCAACTTTGACCGTGTGCAATTGCCATGCCCGAACGATGCATGCAACTGTTTGACGCTCGTTGCCAATGCGGTCGAAAGCTACGTCGCGTGCTTGACGTGTGGCGCGCGGTGGGGTCATATTGCGTTCCAACATCTGGTATCCACGCGTTCGTCCGGCGAAGACCCGGTGGCGCATATGGATGTGGAGATAGGTTCCGTGCCGCTGATTGAGCCGGTATTGCCGGTCATTGCCACCTCTGAACATCGAGATCATCTTGCGCTGTCGGCGCCGACGCCCCCGGGCGTCGTTGCGTTACCTCGACAGCGATCGATCGATGGAGGGGTGGAGTGATGAACTGCGTGCGTTGCTGGACAACAACACCGGCCACCGAGACGGTGCGCTTCTGCTACCGCGACGACACCTACGAGCTGACCTTGTGCGCGTCGCACGCCGACCAGCTCGGCACCGATCTGTCCGCGTGGATGACGGTTGCCGTCCCGTTGCCAAGCCATCAGCCACCGCGGCGCAGCTACGAGCCGGGCGCCACCATGCGTCGCCACGCGAAGGTTGAGATCCCTCGGTGGGGGCCGCTGGAAGACCAGATCGACACAGCGACCGACGTCCCCGCTCGGCGCACGCTGGCCAGCGTGGCCGACAACTGGCAGTGGACGCGTCACGCGCATGAGCGCGCGAAGGAGCGCAACGTGTCCGTGGATGAAATCCTCCGGACGCTCGTCGCTCCACAGTGGACAAGGCCATCGCCAACGAATCCCGGCAGCGTCGACTACTTCCGCGAGGGAGTCCGCGTCGTGGTGGCACCAGAGAACCGGGTGATCCTGACCGTCATGCGTCAAGGCGAGGGTCCGGATGAGCAGCTACAGGAAGAAAGGATCAGCGCATGAGCAGCGGGAACGGGCGGACGTTGCGCAGCAACGAGTTCACCACGTCCTGGGTGGACATCGAGAAGTGGCTGTCCGGATGGTCGGTGCCCTACAGCTACCTGGAGACGGTGAAGATCGACCGGATCGACCTCATGCGGTCCCAGCGCAACCAGGCGCGCATCGGCGACGTCATCGACAAGGCGACCGTGGAGCGCTACGCGCAGGCCATGCTCAACGGCGACGAGTTCCCGCCGATCGTCGTGTGGCGCGGACCGGAGAACAAGTACGTGGTCATCGACGGCAACCACCGGTTGCAGGCCGCCATCGTGGCCAAGAACGACGCGATCGCCGCGTTCCTGCTCGGCGACGGGGTCAAGCCGCAGGTCATCACCGCGATGACGTTCGAGGCCAACGTGCGCCACGGCAAGCAGGTCAGCGAGGCCGAGCGCATCCACCACGCGTTGTGGCTGACCGACAACGGGATGAGTCTCGGTGAAGCCGGTCGCCGGCTGAACCTGTCGGCCAGCGCGCTGCGCAAGGCCAAGGCCGAGCAGGAGGCCAACCGTCGCGCCGACAGCGCCGGCATCGACCGGCGGGTCTGGGACCGCATCCCGTACACGCCGAAGATGCGGCTGTCCGCGATCTCCACCGATGAAGGCTTCGTGGACGCGGTCCGACTGGCCCACGAGGCGGGCATGGGCGCCATGGAAGTACAGGAGATGGTGGCGCACATCAACGACACCCGCTCGGCGAGCCGGCAGCGCGCCTACGTCAAGGAACTGCGCGCGGGGTACGCCGACCAGATCGCCGCCCGCAAGGCCGGCGACACCAGCGGCATGAAGGGCGTACGTACGCGGTCACCGAAGACCGCCTGGTCCTCCGCGGTCGGCATGCTGCTCGCGCTGCCACCGGTGGGCGTGCTGTCCGACTCGCTGTCCGACCCGGAGCGGGAAGCCATTCTGGACAGGGTCGAGGAAGCGGTGAAGTTCCTGACCGTGGCACGCGACCAGCTCGGTGGTCACTGATGAGCCCGGCAGCCGACGACTCGATACGCTCCTACGTCCGTCAGGTACTCGCGGACGGCGAGGCGCACAACTCCAACTGGGTGGTCGTCGAGGTCGGCAAGCTCATCCCGCCCGGCATCGCCATCCGCCAGGCGGAGAAGGAACGCCGGTTGGATGCGCGGCGCGCCGGCCGGCCCGAGCCTGCCCCGCTGACCGACACGCACCAGGCGCAGCACTGGGGCATCCGCTCGCTGGTGACCAAGTGCCTCGGGTCGATGGCCAGGGAAGGGCTGCTGCTGGTGACGCAGCACGGCGCGACGCGTCGGTGGGTGGGCGAGCACGCCGCCGACGTTCAGCTTCCGGTCAGTGCACTGGAGTTGTGGCGGATACAGCGGATGGCCGATGCGCTCGGCTGGACGCCAGGTGCGTTGCGGGAGCGGATCAAGGCCGGTGGTAGCCGGTTGACGGTGGTCCAGACGACCACCGGCATGCGGCTGCCGGCGGCCGAGATCCACGCGTGGGCGCTGGAGCTGGGCACTAGCCGCAACTCGGGTAAGCCGACCATCAAATGGACTGCCTACGACCAGGACTGGGACGCCCTGGTGGACATCCGGGTCAAGGCATGGGTACGGCTGGACGACGGCGAGCTGGTGCTGCGGAAGGCCGATCCGATGCGCGCGGCGAAGAAGGTGACCTCCGACGAAGGGCTACCGGATTCTGGGGAGTAGCAGCACCCGGCCGCAGGAGGCCGACCCGCGTCTGTTCCTGTCCTTCACGGACGCGCTGTGGGTGGTCTACTACGGCGCCATGGTGCACGCCCAGGGACTCAGCACGACGACCAACCCCTACCGGCGGGAGGCGTGGTTGGACTACGCCAGCACCGCGCTGCACGCATCCCTCGCCTGGCAAATGCCGCTGCGGTTGCCCAAGGCACCCGACGGCATGGATCTGGTGATCGAGGAATGGGAGTTGAGGTAGGTGGACGAGCGCAACGCCGACGAGCCCCGGATGCTCAGCGAGCCCGAGCTGCGCTGGCTGACCAGCCGGTGCGACGTCGCGGTGGCGACGGCCTGCGAGCAGGTGGTGTTCGCCGGGCAGATCCACCCGGAGGTCGGCCCGCTGATGACGGAGATTGTCGCCAGGACGGGCGCCTCCGGGGTCATCACGACGCTGGCCTACCTGTCCATGTGCGGCGCCTCGCTGCTGCCGCCCGAGTTGGTCCCGGTCTCCCTCGTTGAGCGGCGCCGCGACCCCCGGCGCGGCACGCTGCGCATCGAGCACGTCATGGGCATCGGCCAGCCGGAAGACCTGTACGAGCTGCCGATGCAGGCCCGACACCTGTTCGAGCTGGTCGACGCGGTACGGCGCAACGACTGGCAGGCCCTGGCTCATGTGGTCAGCGAGATCGCCACGCTGGCCCCGGACGAGATGCCCGGCCTGGTCGACAACCTGCTGCGCATCGCGGTCTGCGTGCAGGCGATGCGGGACGACGCGGCGCAGATACCGGGGGCCGAGGATGCCGCTTCCTAACGAGGTCAGTTGCCCGCAGTGCAACGCGGCGCCGGGCTGCCTGTCCATCCACGACGGCTTCGCCGCCAAGCCGCTCGGCTCGCACGCGCTGTCCGGTGGGCAGCTCAAGACGTCCGTGGTGACCGTGCCGATCCTGTGTTGCGCGGCCTGCGGTCTACGCCTGGTCGGTGAGTACCACTACGACGAGGACCACGGCCACAACCACGCCGAGTTCGAGCCGCCCCGACCGCGCCGGGAACGGTCATGACCGGGCGCACCAAGCGGCGCCGGCCGTTGCAGTGGTACTCCGTCTCAGACGGGGTCGGGGTGGACGGCCAGGTGCCGGACTGCGACGACTGCTGGGAGCTGCTGTCTACGCCGCTGTTCCGGGAGGCGGTGTACTCGGTGGCCATCGAGCACCCCGGCGACCCGGCCGCGCTGGCCAGGCGGGCCATCGAGGCATACCACCACGAGGGCCACCCGAGGGACGCTTGGGGGGTGACCGAGTGACCATCGAGAACGAGCTACACAAGACGTGGTACGCCATGCCCAACCCGCTGATCGGCGGCTGGTGCGTGATGTCCACACCCCTGCCGCCCGGTGACACACCGCTGCCGGAGATGGCTGACTTCTGCTCTGAGGAGGTGGCCCGCCATGTTGCGCAGCTCCACAACGACTGGCTCGCCAGCCGCAGCGCATGACGACGTGCTGCTGACCGCCATCGAGGCGGGCGCGTTCTTCGGCGTGGCCCCGGGCACCATCCGGGTGTGGAAGAAGCGCGGGCTACTGACCGAGGCGGGCATGCGTGGCCGGGCCAAGCTGTACCGGTTTTCCGCGCTGGCGTTGGCCGAGCGGACCGCCCGCACAACTACCGGGTACCACACGCAACGCTTCGCCCGGGTGCGGGGTGGCGAATAACAACCAGATCGGCTTGTTTTTCCGGGCCGGGTGAAACACACTCCGTATTAGCCTGACCACGACTGTCGGTCTGGCACCGACCGCCAGCATCGCGGTCATGGCTTGCCGGCGCGGTCGATGCAGACCCAGGCACGGAACCCGTCGACCGTGCCGGCGCAAGCCACTCACCCGCGTGAGGGTTACGGCTGGGGGCAGCCGTGCGAGGGGACACCCTCACACCCGACGGCGGGGCATTCCTTGGGGAGTGCCCCGCCGTCGCTCATCCCTGTTTGCGGTAGAAGCGCGGAGGTCGCCATGCCGACCCGCGCGCCGCGACCGTGCCCGGTTCCCGGGTGCGACCAACTGATCACCACCACCTGTCCCCGGCACCCGCCGGTCAGCAAGCTCGCCAAGGGATACGGCGGGGACTGGCCGGTCATTGCCCGCCGGTTCCTCGCCGCACACCCGAGCTGTGCCCGCTGCGGACGTAGGGCGGTCGA